GCTTCTGGCTCCGTGGCGTGTCTGGCGAACAGTGGCGGACGACTATGTGGCTCCGATTCCATGAACCGTTCGACTGGCGCCAGCCAGGCTTCACCATCGCCTATAAGGCTGGCCTCTACAACGTCACGCGCAAGTGCGCTGCGGCTGCGATAGCGGCTAAGGCTGCTGAACCCACCAAGGATCGACCTAATGCCAAAACGCAAGAGGGCGGGCGCAGGCTCGCTGAGTGAGCGCATCGGCTTTGAGGCCGAGGTCGAGGGTGATGACGGGTATGGCGGCGTGGTGGTCGACTTCGCGGAGCAATTCGTGGAGCCAGCCCGCCTCGAGCCGCGCGTCGGTAGCGAGACTGTTATCGCCAGTCGCCTTCAGGGCTTGCAGCCCTACACCATGACCGTCCGCAGCAACGAACGCACGCGCACCATCACGCCCGCGTGGCGGGCGCGGAATAAGCGGTCTGGCGTGGTCTACGCAATCAAGGCTGCGGTCAACATCGACGAGCGCAATCAGTGGATTGAACTGCTGGTGGTGCAGGGGGAGGCGGGATGACTATTCTTGGCCTCGCTAAATTGAACCGTAAGCTTGCTAAACTGCCGGCAGCTGCCGAAAAGCGCATCAAGGAAGCGATGGGACAGGGAGCCGACGAGATTGTCGCCCTCATGAAATCGCTTGTCGCCGTCGATAGCGGCGAACTTCGCGATTCGATTGGCTGGACATGGGGCGATGCCCCAAAATACAGCCAAAAGATTGCCACCGTGAAGTCAACTGACGGCAAACTCGTGATCACGATTTACGCCGGCAACAGCAAGGTACGATACGCCCACCTTGTAGAGTTCGCGACAAGAGCGCATCAGAACGCGGGCCAGTTCGCTGGAACGCAGCATCCAGGCACGTCCGCACAGCCATTCTTTTTTGTCTCGTATCGCGCTCTCCGTCGACGCACCAAGTCTCGCATAACGCGCGCTATCACAAAATCAGCGAAAGAGGTGGCTGCGAATGGCTGACCCCGTTCTTGAGTTGCAGGGCGCCATTATCGCGCGCCTGAAGGCCGACGCCAGCGTCACTGCTCTAGTCGGCAACAGGGTTGCGGACATACCGCAGTCAACATGGGTAAAGCCGTACGTTTGCATCGGCCCGTCCAACTACGTCGCTGAATTGATCGACTGCATCGACGGGGGAGAGATCATGATCCAGATCGATTGCTGGTCAGATGCAACGGTTCTCTCGCAGGTGCGTCAGGTGTCCGACGCCGTAAGACGAGCGCTGCGTGGCTGGGAGCCATCGCTTGCGACAAACGCGCTCGTTTCGTTTGAACCATGGCGAACCGATATCGTGACCGACGGAGCGCTCAAGCAAGCCTCGCTTCGCTACACGGCGATCGTCGAAGAGCCCTAACGGCTGGCCTTTTAAGGGCAGTATCCATCACAAATTTCTAGGAGGCCTTTATGGCTCAAGCAACCACCATCAAGGGGGGCAAAATCCGTGTGCTCCTTGGAAATGACGCTGATCCTATCGTTTACGCCGCGCCATGCGGCTTCACGCAGCGCTCGATCACACTAAGCAAGGCGCTGAATGAGGTCAGCATTCCAGACTGCGCCGACCCCGACAAGGTTGACTGGGTCGGTCGAGATGCCACTTCGCTCTCAATGGCCATCACCGGCGAAGGCGTCTTGGCGTCTGAAAGTGTCGATACATGGATTGAAGGCTTCGAGAGCATCGAAAGCATTCCGGCAAAAATCGAATGGGAATTCCCGGCCAAGACGATCACTTGGACTGGCCGCGTTCACATTGAGAGCATGGAAGTTGGCGCGAACAACGGGGAACGCGCAACCAACAATGTCTCGCTGCAGAGTGACGGCGTTATGACCCGAGTAACCACCCCGGCGACACCGTAATGCGTGACGCAAGGGTCACATTTGACTGGGCGGACGGAACGTACTCGTTCCGTCTTGCCTGGGGTCAGCTTGAGGAGCTTCAGGAGAAGTGCGACGCCGGCCCATACGTTGTGCTGCAGAGACTGCACAGTGGCGCTTGGCGCGTCGAGGATATCACAAATATCATTAGGCTCGGCCTGATCGGTGGCGGCATGGAGCCATCGTCAGCCCTCAAGCTGACGCGTGCGTATGTCGAAGCTAGGCCGCCGATGGAAAACCTCATCCCCGCGCAAGTCATCCTGTCTGCTGCGCTCACGGGCGCACCGGAGGAGAAGGTGGGGGAGGGCGACGCAGCAAATCAAACGGAAAACAGCTCGACGAACTCCCAAACGGAAAGCTGAGATTTGCTGCGCTCTACGGGACCGGCGCTGTGATCGGCTTCACGCCTCAGCAAGTCAACGAGATGTCTGTGTGGCAGTTCATGGCTGCGGTGGATGGTTACGTCGAGGCGAATACGCCTGATGATGGATCGCTCACGACGAAAGAAATCGATGAGCTTTGGGATTGGGTGCAGGGGTAGCTAGCGCCACATACCGTTGTCGCGTGGCTGCTCCTCGCCAACATACTCACGCCCAATCATCATCATCGGTATCGAAGTTAGAAATGCCGAGACGCCGATCGTGATTATGACGTGGTAGAGAGTAACGTCGGGAATTTCACTCACAGACCGAATATTACCGCGCAAAGATGCGAGCGTGTATGTCAGCCATTCTCGCGTTCCCAGCGCGACACACGGGCCGATAAAAAAAAGCGCCACCCCAAACTTTCCAACACGAGTGAACTTCTGCCTTAGCTTCAATGTGGCCTCCATAGGTTGCCGCGACAATATCAGGACGCAATCCTAAATGGCAACAGACTTGGAACGCCTCGTCGTTCAGCTTTCTGCTGACGTAAAGGGCTATCAGAACGCGCTAAATCGTGCGCAGGGGATCACCAACCGGCAGGCTCGGGCTATCGAGAGCCGGTTTGAGAAGATGAATTCCAACATTAATGCATCGTTTCGCGGACTGCTGACTGGATCTGTTGCAGGCATTGGAACCGCACTCGGCACGCGTGAAATTGCGCAATATGCGGACGCATGGACGGAGGCTGGCAACAAGATTAACGCAGCAGCCCAGTCTGCGGGTGTGCAGGCGCGATCTCTTTCGCAGCTGAAGGATGGCGCAAACGAAGCGAGATCAGCGTTCGGTGACTATGCCGACCTTTATGCGCGTCTTATTCGATCTGCATCTAATGTCGCCAAGAATGAGAACGAAATTGCGACTGCGACAAGCGTTGTTGCAAAGGCATTTAAAGCAGGAGGTGCGGCTGCTTCGGAGCAAGCAGCGGGTATCCTGCAGTTGGGACAGGCACTCGGATCCGGTGTTCTTCAGGGCGACGAGCTTCGATCACTTAGAGAAAACGCCCCGATCCTCGCGGATGCGATTGCGAAGGAATTTAAGACCACAATCTCTGGGCTGAAAGAGCTCGGCGCCGAGGGTAAATTGACCTCTGACCGAGTTTTTAAGGCAATCCTGAATGCACAAAAACCAATCGAAGCTCAGTTCGCAGCGACTAACGCTACCATCGGTGACGCCTTCACCCGGCTGAAAAACCAGATGATGGAGTATGTCGGCGGATCAGACTCTGCATTCGGCGCATCTGCAAAGCTAAACGAAGCCCTCGGCCTTCTATCCAACAACATTGGTGCCGTCGCCGATGCCGCGATTATCACGGCTGGCGCGTTCCTTGTGAACTACGCAGGTAATGCTGCGAATGCGGCAGTTGCAGCTACGTACAAGATGGTTGCCGCCAATACGGCTCAGCGTGTTGCATCCGTCGAGAGCGCGCGTACCGCTCTGGCATCTGCTCAAGCGATCCAGGCATCAGCAGCTGCAAATCTACAGTATGCGCAGACGGCATTGGTAGCTGCGCGCAACGGCGCAGCTTTGGGTCTGAGCGTCCAGCAGGCATCTCGGGCGATGGTAGTTGCTCAGGCGGGTATGGTCGGGGCAAACGCTAAAGTAATGGCTGCGCAGACCGCCACCAACGCTTCGATCGCGGCGACGGGAATTGTCGCCACAACGACCGCTGGAGCAATGCGGCTATTGAGTGGAGCGCTGGCACTGGTGGGCGGTCCTGCTGGTGCAGCTCTTCTTGCCTCGTATGCCCTCTATCAACTCTACGATGCTCAATCTGATGCGGAGAACGCGGCAAAAGTCCACGGAGAAGCGGTCAACGAACTCAAGTTCCAGATTGAAAATCTGGATTATGCTAATGGGTCAGCTGTCGCATCGACGCGTACGAAAATAGCATCTGACATTGAGGCTGCGAAGGCCGCGCTTGAGCGAGCGAAAGCAGAACAGGCGCTTGCCGCCTCTATCGTTCGCGATGAAGTCAATCCGTCAATGTCGCTGTATCCGGCTCCTGCGGCTACAGACGTCGATAACACCGTAAATCAAAACCCGGTCGTGAAAGAGCGTCAACAGCTCATCGACCAGCTAGACAAGCAGCTAAAAGACCTTGAGGGCATCAACACTCAATTCGAGAGCTACGCGTCTGGCAAAGAAAAACCGACCAGGAACACCACTGGTTTTGGCGCAGGCATAGGCGCAGCACCGGCAGAGAAGTCCAAAGTACCAAAGAAGACCGCTGACGATCGCTTCCGCGAAGATATTCAGGCCATCAAAGACAGGACGGCAGCTCTCATCCAAGAGCAATCAACCGTAAGCTTGTCGTACCAAGAGCAAGAGAAGCGTCGCCTGGCACTTGACCTTGAGCAGCGTGCGTTGTCTGACCTTCGAGAAGAAGCCAGAAAAAAAGGCCAGACAGATCTAGAGAGCGTTCAGCTTTCTGCGCAGCAAAAGAAAACAATCGACGAGGTTTCTTCGGCCTATGCCAAACAGGCTGACGCTCTACGCCAAGTCGAGGAAGCGCAGCAGCGTGCGGAAAGCTCAGCGCAGGAGTTCTACGATGCGGCCAGAACTGGCTTTGCAGATGTGATCACTGGGGCGCAGAGTTTGAGTGAAGCTCTCTCGGGGCTGCTGAATAAGCTTGCTGATCTTGTTTTGAATAGTGCGTTTGATTCACTCATGGGGGGATCAAAGGCGACGAGTAGTGGCGGATGGCTTACGAAGCTGTTTTCTGGCTTTGCAGAAGGCGGCTACACCGGCGACGGTGGCAAATACCAGCCGGCGGGCGTCGTTCATAAAGGCGAGTACGTCTTTGACAAGGCTTCGGTTCAAGCTGCCGGCGGCCCCGCCGCGATGGAGGCAATGCGGCGCAATCTCAAAGGCTACGCCAACGGTGGCCCTGTCGGGATTTCGGTTCCGTCAATCCCGTCGCTGCGCCCGACAAACGACAATGCCGTAAAGGTCAACTACGCGCCTGTCATTGACGCGCGCGGGGCTGACGCTGAGGCTGTGGCCCGACTTGAGAGGGTAGTCGCAAAGCAGGGCGCCGAAATGCAGGGCCGCGTCGAGGCGGCTGTGCGATCGGCTCAAAAACGAAACGTTAAGTTGGGGTAGGGCGACGCAGCGGAAGGCAGGTCGGCGGGTTAGGTCTCGGCCGAAGTTGCGATATCGGGAAACTTGGCACTTATCCCAAACGGACCGTTTAGCTCCCTGCGACCCTCAATGGTTCGTGTGAACTGTACAAGGTGGGATTCATCGAAAATATCCTTGTAAAGTAAACGTATCCGAACAAATACGCCGATCATTCCTTCTGCCACTTCTTTGCGCAGAGATGGGTAGATCTGATCTTGGTTCGCCATGTGAAAAGCAAACGTCTCAGAACCGCCAATGATCCCCGAGTAGTCCTTGAGCTCAATGTCCGCAAAGTCGCTTTCGTATGCTTCGGACGCGATGAAGGCTTTATGCCCCATGTGGGTGATGGTAGCTGGCGTTTGGCCGCAGTTTTTTACTGTCAGTGCTAAGCCCAACATCCCTTCTGGCGTGTCATCGGGGATGACCGTGCTTTTCGCAAGCAGGTATGCGCGCAATTGCTTCTTTGTTGAATCCTGCGTGTGAGTGAGAGCGGCATTTGCGATCCTCGTGGCTTCTCGTGCTTCTCGAACGGACCCAAGCGCAAACCATGCAGCGAAGCTGCTGGCCACAACTGTGATGAACGATAGGAACAATGCGCCGAGGCTGGCGTAGAACATAGGAGCCGCCCATTGAGCAACTTCCTCGGACGACTGTGCGGTGGATCTCTGGATTGCGAGATTATCATTTTCCCGCTGTTCGTCCCGATCGCTTTTCTCTGCGTCGGCTTTGGTCTTCTGCTCATTCGGTGGGTCTTGAACAATCCGAACAGGTATAGAAAATTGGCGGCCTTCAGCGCTTACTGTCTGGCCGTGACCATGTGCCTGTTTCTGGTTTTGCTCTTGGCCGGCACCGCTGTCAGCGCTCGCGCCAACAAAAACACACGCGGTGAAAAACACTGCGAACTTGTGCATGAAAGTATCCCCTTATCCCCGAATAAATGAAGCACACCCACACGCAAGAGTCGATCATAGGACTCGCGTTAAGAGTGATTTTTTGATTTCAATGCCTCTGTAAACGGGGCGGGAATCATGGCCGAAAATTCAGATCACTTGGACAAAGAAACATCGGTGTCCGTCGCTTACACCGACAACAGTATCAAAGCTGGCGCTAAAAGCAGATTTGTCGCGGCGATCGACAGGCTCGGCGGTAGCGTGGTGGATTCCGCGAACGCTGCGATAGAGTCGTACGCCGAAAAGCGGCGCGCAAAAACGAGAGGTGAGGTCAGGTTGATCGAGGCCATTACCGAGTACGGTGTAGCTCAGCTTGGTGCCAACCCGCAAACTGCGGAGAGAGCCTTCCAACGGCATTTTCGCAAAGTCATCTCGCAGCAGGAAAATATCGACCACGTTTTGCTGGAGGCTAAAGCCGACCTCGAGTTAAATCCGCCAGCCGCCGATGATCCAGATCAGACCCAAGAATTGTCGGAAGAGTTCATGGACCGCTTCGAAGAGTACAGCTCGACAGCGACCACTGAAGAGTTACGTCAGCGATGGGGTCGCGTCCTTGCATCAGAGGTTCGGAAGCCGGGCACTTTCTCAGGGAAAGTACTGCGCGTAATCGATGAGATGGACACTGCTACCGCACAAATCTTCGAAGAAGTCTGCAAATCTAGAATAAATAACTTAGTCATCCGGTGCGTGTCCGGAGCCCTGCCATTCCTCGCCGCCGCTTCCCTAACAACATCTGGTCTAATGTTAGAAGCAGGTTTGGGGCAGGGTTTAGGGTTACAGGAAGTAGACACGCCAGATGTGGGGAAAATTTGGGGATTTGCCACAGATTGGGGCATGATCGGCCTTCCTTTAGCGGTTAGACCTAAAGTCGAATACGAGGAATCTGCTTGCCTGCGAATCGAAAGTACCAAACCAAAAATCCCAGTTTACGTGCTAACTGATGTTGGAACGGCCATTGCCTCAATTCTTCCAGACAACCAAGCAAATGCTTTTGAACGGTACGCGAGTATTCTAGAAACCGGTGTGGTTGCCGATTGGGTACGTCGTTACAAACCCAATGGTGCGGGCGGATACGCGCTTGTGTCGGAGACACGGTTGTCGCTTTAGGGGTGACATATTGAAAACAGTGAGTTAGGCAGCTTACGCCGCCTGTATCATATGCGGTTCTGCATGCCATCGGTGTTTTGCATCATCGGCTTCATCGCTTCCCAGAGTGCGATGCATTTAGTTTTTCGGACGCAAGATAGATGTCTCGCCGGCCTTCTATAGTAAGACAAGTGGAGTAAATCTGCCTTCCTTTATAAGCTTGGCACGTACGCTCTGCCTTCTTCAAGATCGCCTTTTGAGTGTCAATTGGAAGCTCTTTTTGCTCCGCAGTCTGACATCCAGCCAAAGCCACTAACGCTATAAGCAATGCAGTTCGTTTCACTGTAGCCCCCATGTCATCGGTTCGTCCTGACGATGAGCGTTGTTGTCATGCATTGCCTCGTGAACCCACCGCAAAAAAACACGAACACTATCGGGAGTCGAGTCCCCGCAAGAGGCGGAATCCACAATGACAATCACATACCCGCTCCCAACTTCCTTCTTCGATGAGTTCCCAGGCTGGACGACTGAATTTCAGTTGCTTTGGCGGCAGGAGCAGTCCCGAACAGCCGGCGGCCAGACGGTCGTCAAAGACCTTGGCTCTCCGCTGTGGCAGATGACGGCGCAATCGCGCACGATGAAGCCGAATGAGTTGGACTACTGGCGTGCCAGGCTCACCAGCTTGGAAAACGGGCTCAAAACCTTCCGCGCATTCCCCAAATCGCGCTGTTTCCCGGTGGCGTATCCAAACGGCAGTTGGCCGACCGGCGGCGCATTTACCGGGGTGGGGCAAGTGGCCACGATTGCGAGTAACCGCAAGGCAATATCGCTGTCGGGCCTGCCCGCTGGCTACAAGGTCACGGTCGGCGATTACATCCAGATCGGCGACAAAGACCTGCATATGGTGATGGAGCCTATGACGGCCAGCGCAGGCGGCGTGACAACGCAGTTTGAGGTTCGCCCTCATCTGTGGCCGGGCGTTACGGCACCCGTCGCCGCTACGCTGGTCAAACCGTCCTGCATCATGGCGATCGTGCCCGGCTCGATCTCGACGACTGCCGACATGGCCACCGGCCGAGGCACGGTCACGTTTCAGGCTATTGAAGCCCGCTAAGGGAAATCAATGAGAAACATCTCAGCAGAAAACCTTGCTGCGCTTGAGGCGCGGCAGCTGGTGGCGCGTGACTTCCTCTGGTTTGTTGCGCGCGATCGAGCGACTGGTGCGCCGGTCACCGATGGCATGTGGTCGGACGTTGGAAACGTGTCTGCGGCTGTGGTCCACCCGGACACAGGTCTGCCTGTCACTCGTGACTGGTATGGCTCCGGGACGCTGGTCCATATCGACGACATTCCGCTGGTCGCGAACCTGTCGGTGCAGAACGTCAACATCCGCCTGTCTCAGGTCAGCGAACACGTTCAGACGCTTGTCCGCCTTTACGACTGCAAGCAGGCTCGTGTCGAGATTTACCGAGGCCTGTTTGATCCGGACAGTCGCCAAATGGTCGCGCCGGCCGAATGCCGCTTCGTTGGCTTCGTCGATACTATCACTATCACCACGCCCTCTGAGAACGAAGAGGGCGGCGTGACGATGGTTTGCGCCAGCCATACGCAGGAAATGACACGTTCCAACCCGTCGACGCGAAGCCATGCCACGCAGGTTCTGCGGCAGGCCGGTGATGCATTCTACACCGATGCGGACACCTCGTCCGAGTGGGAGTTCTTCTGGGGATCCGAGAAGGGCAAGGTCGCGACGCAGCCGAAGCGCAAGAAATTTCTCGGGATATTCTGATGGATGTTCGATTTGCTACTGCCGAGGACCGCGACCGCGTGGTTACGCTCTTACGAGAGAGCCATGAAGCCGCCGGCTTTACGTTTCCGTTTCAGTCCGCCTATGCCGATCAAATTTTTCAGCAGCACCTAGCGTCCGAAAAGGCCTGCGTGATCGTGGCCGGTAAGCCAGCGCAAGGCGTTCTGATGGCGGTCGCGTTTGAACATCCGTTTGGCGCAGGTCGCATTGCCAAGGAAACTGTCTGGTTCGTGATGCCAGAGGCGCGCGGGCGCGGTGCGATTAAGATGCTCGACGCTTACGAGACATGGGCGCGCTCAGTCGGCTGCGTTTCTGTCGGAATGGCGTCGTTGGCAACCAATGACGTTTCCAGCCTCTACGAACGGCGTGGCTACAGCGCTGTCGAAACACACTTCATGAAGCCGCTCTAGCGGCTAAGCGCGCGGATAGCGCAGCGCATCCCAAGGAAAATCGATGGCTATTTTTTCTGGTATCGCGACCGCGATATCCGGCGCGTTCTCGGCTGTCTCCAGTTTTATTGGTGGCCTCGGCGTCGTTGGCTCTTTCCTGCTGAAAACTGCAGTCGGCGTTGGCGTAAGCCTGCTCGCCCAGTCGCTCGCCGGCAAGCCCAAAGATCCGACATTCTCCATCAACGGCACACTGCAAGGCGGCGGCGATATCTCGCGCTCCTTTATCCTCGGTCGTACTGCGACTGCTGGCTCTCTCGTGTTCGTCAATACGTGGGGGCAGGATGGTGATACACCGAATGCGTATCTGACGCAGGTGATTGCGCTTTCGGATATGCCGATACGTGGCCTTGCTGAAGTTTGGGTCAACGGCGAGCGCGTGACGCTCGGCGGACTTTCTGAGCGTGGCTATGCCGTCAACGAGTATCCAGACAGTCTCTGGGTCAAGTTCTATGACGGCATACAAACGACGGCCGACAGCTTCCTGTTCACCCAGGTTTCGAACGGCAACAGATGGTGGAATCCTGACCGTATCGGCAGGGGTGTTGCTTACGCGATCGTCACGGCTCGCGTTTCCAAGAACATGTTCTCCGGCGTGCCGTCATTCAAGTTCGTCCTTGAAGGCATGCGCCTCTACGATATCTCGCGGGACAGCACGCAAGGCGGTGTCGGCACCCATCGTTATGCCGATCCGGCGACGTGGGGCGGCGACGGCGACTTTCTGCCGGCGGTGCAGATCTACAATCTGCTGCGCGGCATCAGCTATAACGGGCAGTGGTTTTACGGCCTGCAAAACATGGCGGCGGCCCGCCTCCCTGCTTTGGCTTGGATTGCGCAGATCGAGAAGCACCGCGCCGGTACGCTAGAATCCACTGGATGGGTAAACACCTATCGGAGCGGTGGGGAAGTTCAGGTCGAGGCTCCGCTGACGTCTGCTGTTGAGGCGTTGCTCACGGCCTGCCAAGGCAAGATCTCGGAAGTTGGTGGCGTCTATTACCTGCATTCTGGCGCTCCGGATGCTCCGGTTATCGCATTCACCGACGACGATATCTTGTCGACTGAAGAGCAGGAGTTCACGCCGTTCCTTGGATTGGCGGATACCATCAACGGTGTGTCGGCAAACTATCCTTCTCCGCAAGACGGCTGGGTATCAAAGACTGCGCCGCCGCTCTATCGAACTGATCTTGAAGCGATCGACGGCAATCGCCGTCTGATGGCCGACGTTGATCTGAACTTTGTTCCGTATGCGGAGCAGGTGCAGCGGCTGATGCGGTCGGCGCTAGAAGAGGCCCGACGCTTCCGCAGGCACACGATTGTTCTGCCTCCGAAATTCTGGGCCTATGCGACACCAGGTACGGTGTTTTCATGGACGTCAGAGCGTAACGGTTATATCGCGAAGCTGATGCGCCTCGACGGCGTGGCGGATCGCGCCAATCTCGATGTCATGGTCGACATCACCGAAGTTGATCCAGCCGACTACGATTGGAGTACGGATACAGACTTCAAACCTCCGGTTGATGGACAGCTCGGGGTAATTCGCCCATCACCACAAGCGATTGTTGATTGGTTCGCAGAGCCAGCCACGGTTAAGGATAGCGCTGGCGATG